CAATCCCTCCCTTCGCTTATATTATACACGAATCGCACGATTTTATCAATAGAATCGTGCGATTTAATATTTCCCAAAGGTGGTGAGCCCGCATGAGTGAAGTCCTGCGTGACCTTGTTGTGTCGCTTTCGCTGGACGGAGATAATTTTTCCCGGAATCTCACGTCCATCAACAAACAGATTCAGGAGGCTGAAAGCGAATTCAAGCGGGCCGCCTCGGGCGTGGACAATTTCGAGAAGTCCGTATCTGGCACCCAGAGCCAGCTTTCCAGCCTTCAGCAGAAATTGGAGCTGCAACAGAAAGCCGTCAAGCAGTACGAAAGGGCACTGGAGGCGGCCAATAAAAAGCTGGAGAACGCCTTCGCCCGGCAGGGTAAGCTGACGGAATCGCTGGACGCGGCCAAGCAGAAGAATGCCGATCTGAAGCAGCAGGTGGCCGCGGCCACGAAGCAATACGAGCGCTTTTCCCGCGAGCTGGGCGAGTCGGATTCCGCGACGCTGGCCGCCAAGGCCAATCTGGACGCGCTGTCGCAGGAATATGCGGAGTCCTCTGCCGAGGTCAAAAAGCTGGAGGGACAGCTTGCGGCCAATACGAAAAGCCTGCAGAACAATGCGGACGCGGTCACGAAGGCCCGCACCAATCTGAACAACGCCCAGGGTGCGCTTCGGCAGACCGAGCAGCAGATTCGCACGACTACCGAGCGTCTTGCCCGGATGCAGTCCGCATGGACGAAGGCGGGCGATACGCTGACGGCCTTCGGAAAGAAGTGCGCGTCCGTCAGCGCCTCCATGGAAAAGCTGGGCAAGGGCATGACGACTGCGATCACCACGCCCGTGCTGGCGCTGGGCACGGCGGCGATCAAGGCCTCAGTGGAATACGAGAGCGCCTTCGCCTCCGTGCGCAAGACTGTGGACGCGACGGAAACCGAATATGAGCAGCTTTCGGATGCCATAAAGAAGATGAGCACCGAGGTGGCTACCGACGCCGCCGACATTGCCGAGGTCATGGCGAACGCCGGGCAGCTGGGCATTCAGAATGATTATCTGGTGGAATTCACGAGAACGATGATCGACCTGGGCAATTCCACGGACATTGCCGCGGACGAGGCCGCCACGGCCATTGCGCAGTTTGCCAACATCACGAAGATGTCCCAGGCAGATTTCGGACGGTTCGGTTCCGCGCTGGTCGATCTGGGCAACAATTACGCCACCACCGAATCCGCCATCATGAACATGGCCACGCGGCTGGCCGCAGCCGGTTCACAGGTGGGCCTGACGCAGGCGCAGATTCTGGGCTTCGCGACGGCGCTGTCCTCCGTGGGCCTCGAGGCCCAGGCGGGCGGCACGGCGTTCAGCAAGGCCATGATCGAAATGCAGGTGGCCGTGGAAACCAACGGCAAATCTCTGAAGGACTTCGCCAGGGTGGCCGGACTGACCACCGAGGAATTCAAGGCCCTGTGGAACTCCGATCCGGCAGGCGCGATTGAGAAATTCATCGTGGGCCTGTCCCAGATGGACGAGCAGGGCGTGTCCTCCATCGTCACCCTGCAGGAGATGGGCTTTACCGAGGTGCGCCTGCGGGATACCCTGATGCGCGCCACCAACGCCACCGAGCTTTTCTCCGAGGTCCAGCAGACGGCCACATCTGCGTGGAAGGATAATGTGGCGCTGTCCAGCGAGGCCGGCAAGCGTTACGCCACCACGGAGAGCAAGCTGAAAAATCTCAAGAATACCGCCGTGCTGGCGGCCCAGCGCATCGGCGACGATCTGAACCCCACGGTGCAAAGGCTGATCGACGGTGCGTCCGACCTGATCGAGAAATTCATGTCGCTGGACGAAAGTCAGCGGCTGATGATAATCAAATTCGCCGCCATTACCGCGGCGGCTGGCCCGGCGATTCTGGTGTTCTCGAAGATCGTCAAGGGCGTGGGCACGGTGTCCACCGGCATCGGCAAATTTGCGCTGACCGTGGCCAAGGCAGGCGGTGGATGGAAGGGCTTTCTGTCTGTATTGAGCAAATCACCGGCGGCATGGATCGCCGTAGCGGCTGCCGTCATTGCGGCGACCGTCGCGCTGGCCGACTACGTTTCCGGCGCGAAGCAGGCACGCGAGGCCCTGCAGGGCATGGAGGACACGGCCCGCCAGTGGAAGGATACCGCCGCTGACACGTTCTACAGCCAGTCCGAAGGCCTTTCTTTTTTCGGACTGGATTCCGGCAGCTTTACCCGCGAGACGAAAAGCGCCCGCGAATGGCTGCAGGGCGTGCTGGCCATCTGGACGGACGGCAAAAAGGAAACCAACGAGATCGTCAGGGAATGGACGGATTCCTTCAAGGAGCTGACTGCCTCCACCCGCAGCGAGCTGGAGGAAATGCGCGAAACCGCCCAGACGGCGGGCTATACCTCCGTGGCCGACCAGCTTTCCGGCGATATCGACAAGCTGGACGCCATGGACGCGGAGATCAGCCGCCTGCTGAAAAAGCGGCAGAACGGATATTTCTCCGACAAGGAGAAAATCCGTCTGCAGGAGCTGATCGACGCACGCGAAGCCATTGAAGTCAAATACCATCTGTCCGCTGCCGATACGGACGGCTTTGAACAGATCGGCCAGAAGCTGCAGGCGGAAATCGCCCGCGCGCAGGCTGCGGGAAAGCCGGACGCGGATGTGACCGTCTATGAAAACGCCGTGAAAGCCGCCGCCGAGGGCATGGGCGCGATCAATACCCAGCTGGCGGAGCAGTACGACAAGGAATATGCCCTCATCCAGCTGATTTCCGATGAAACGGAACGGCAGCAGGCGCTGGATCAGCTGAACGCCAAGTACAACAGCGATCGTCTGGCCGCGGCGCAGCAGTACGCCCAGACGCTGGCCTCCATCATCATGCCCGTGTGGCAGCAGGAGGACATTCAGGGCGCGGCGGCGGACATCGACACGCTGACGCAGAAGCTGCGGGAATACAGCGCCGCCGATGAAAGCGAAAAGCCCGGCATTCTGGAGGATCTGAACGAGATCACCTCCGCCATGGATGAGGGCGCGGTGACGGAATACATCGCGCTGCTGATGCAGGTGCAATCCCTGCTGGACAGCGGCATGACGGAGACCGAGGTGCAAAGTCTGTTCCCGGAGCTGGATTTTTCTGGCGCAATGGATCAGATCGCGGCCATTCAGACCTTCCTCAGCGATCGAAAGAATCTGCTGCCCGGCTTGGAGAGTATGTTCTCCGAGGCCATCCCGGACGAGGTGCTGAAAATCGCCACCGATTTGGACATGACCGGCGCGCAGGCGCGCTGGGCCGAATTCGCTCAGAATCCCGGCGCGATTACAACCGAGGCCATCATCAGCGGCTACGGCCAGCAGGAGGGCGTGGAACCGCCCAAGCTGGAGACGGTCATCACGATTTCCGGCTATGACCTGACGGCCTATCGTCAATTTCTGGCGGACAATCCCATCGAGATCGAAGGCGTGCTGCGTCTGAGCGAGGTCTTTCAGAATCCGGAGGATGCGCTGAAGGCGGAGAACGTGACCTTCTGGCAGAACGGCGTGGAAATTCCTGCGTCGCTGGTGCCGAAGGAGCTGCTCACGCCCGACAAGGTGGCCGTGCTGGACGAGGACGGCACTATGCACATTCTCATCACGCCGAAAATCGAGGGCACCGCCGAGTCCGTCTCCGCTGCCGGTGAAAAGCTGGACACGAATTTCGTCACGACCTCCGTCTTTGGCAAGACCAGCCATCACGACTGGGGCGCGCTCAACGGCCTGCTGGGCGGCTCACTGATCGACTGGATGCACTCGTTCACCGCCGAGCTGAAGGCCTTTGACAACTACAAGGGCAGCTGGGCCACGTTGTGGGGCCTATTGGATAACAGAACCCTGAACGGCATCGACAAGCGGATCAACGAACAGTTTTCCGCCGACAACATCGCGGGCCTGCAGACCTTCGTTTCCGAAATGGTCACGGCCATTCAGAACGGCGCGGAGGTCAGCGAAGAGGATCTGCAGAAGCTGCAGACCATCGTGGATTTCCTGTCTGCGCTGGAACTGGCAGGCATCGGCGAAAACATCACCGCAGGCATTGGCGACGCCATGACGGCGGCGGGCTGGGACGCGGACGCCGAAAGCGTGGCAGGCAATCTGGAAGCGGCGCTCAACGCCGCTTTCGTCATTCATTCGCCCTCGCAGCGCGTCCGGCCCATTGGTGAAAACGTGGCCGCGGGCGTTGGTGAAGGCATGGCAGATTACGATCTGTCTGCCGACGCGGAAGCGCTGGCTGAAAAGGTTAAAGCGGCGCTTGAAACGGCACTGCCAGCGGATGCGCTGACAGCCTTCGGAACCAGCGCCGCGGAAGGACTCTCCGGCGCGCTGATCGGCTATTCCATGGCGACAACCGGCAGCAGCGTTGCGACCAATGTCAAAAGCTCCGTGTCCGGCAGCCTGAACGCTTCTACTCTGCGTCCCGTGGGTGTAAACGCCATGGCAGGACTGAAAGCAGGTATTCTGGCCGGGCGTTCCGACGTGATCTCCGCCATGCGCTCCGCGGCGAGGGACGCGGTAAACGCGGCCAAGCGGGAGCTGAAAATCAAGTCGCCCTCGGGTGTATTCCGCGACGAGGTGGGCCGCATGGCGATGCGTGGCTTCAGCCAAGGCGCGCTGCTGGAAAGCAAAAATCAGGCGAAGGTCATTCAGAACGCGGCCCGGTATCTTACCGGCGCGGCGCAGGGCGGCATTTGCGGCACGAATTCCTATGACAATCGCAAGACCTACAACCAGAACGCCAGCACCACCATTCAGGTGGACAAGCTGGTGGTGCGCGACGAACAGGACGTGCGCTCGCTGGCCATTGAGATCGCCGGGCTGACCAAGCGGCAGCAGCGCGGGAAAGGAATGAGATTCGCATGAAAGACTGGTTTTCATGGAACGGCGTCAGATGCACGGAGTACGGCATTCATGTGACCGCGCAGCCGTCCATTATCTGCCCGTCTGAGCGCGTGACGTTTACAAACGTGCCCGGCAGGCCCGGAAGCCTCACGACCCTGGAGGCCGACGACGTATACGACGACTTCATTCTGCCCGTGGAATGCACTATGGCGGATTTATCGCGCCTGCCCGAAATCTGCACATGGCTCCGCGGAGCCGGGAAGCTCCAGCTGGCCGCTCGTTCGGGCGGGTTTTATCATGCCCGCGTGGCGAACCAGATCGAGTTTACCAAAATCCTGCGCAATCACGAAAACCGGGCCTTCACGATCAATTTCCGCTGTCAGCCCTTCTGGTATCAGGAGAATGTGCCGGAGATCACCGTAACAACCTCCGGCACGTTTATCACCAACCCCGGCAGCGTGTTTTCGGAACCGGTCATCACAGTGTATGGTTCCGGCGAAATCACCCTCATGGTGGGCATGTCCATTGTGGAACTGGACGGCATCACGGACAGCATTACGCTGGACACCCCGCTCATGGAAGCCTATAAGGATGTAACCAGCATGAACGGCTGCATGAGCGGGGACTTTCCAACGCTGCTGCCCGGCTCAAATGCCATTAGCTGGACGGGCAACGTGACGAAGATCGTCATTCAGCCGAATTGGAGGTATCTGTAATTGCTTTGCTTGCTTATTTTACTTCAGTGTGTTATGATCTGATCGATAAATCGGAAGTTGGAGGAATAAGGATGAGTCAAGGCAGAATTGTTGTAATCACAGGTTCTCCGGGAACAGGAAAGAGTACGACGGCATCTCTTGTTGCCAAGGAATCTGACATGGATAAGTCTGTGCATATGCGCACAGATGACTTTTATCATTATTTGAGCAAGGGAGCGATACCGCCACATTTGCCAGAGTCAAATGAGCAAAATCTGGTTGTCATTGAAGCCTTTTTAGAAGCCGCGAAGCGATATGCTCGTGGGGGATATGATGTAATTGTTGACGGTATTATCGGACCGTGGTTTTTAAAGCCGTGGCAAAGTCTTGTTCGGGAGCATTATGAGGTGCATTATATTATTTTAAGGGCAAGTAAGGAAGAAACCTTGAAGCGAGCTGTTGAACGCTCAAAGTTAGACCGAAAGACAAATATCGAATTGGTAGAAACCATGTGGGAGCAATTTTGCAATCTGGGAATATATGAATCGAATGTTATAGATACGACCACTTATTCCATTCAAGAAACTGTTTCCGCAGTACAAGAAAAAATCGCAAGTAGGGCAGCGTTGTTGTCTTAGATTGTTTTGGTGCAATTCCAGTTTATCTTTTGAGCGTCCGCCGACTGGTTGGGCGCTTTCTTTATGCCTTGAAGGAGGTGGGGTTCCTGATCTGTGTATATCCTGCCGATTGCACCGACTTTTCCAATAATGGCCTTGGCGTGGTCACGCCCATGTCCTGCACCGTGACTGAGACGCTGAACGGCGAATGGGAGCTTACGCTGGTGCACAACATTGACGAGCGCGGCAAATGGACGCGGCTTTCAGAGGGCTGCATCCTGCGAGCTCCTGTGCCCGCTGCCATGACTCCCAGCATCAATCTGGTGCCGCAGCAGTATCAGACCAGCACCTACGATGTGCAGATCTATAAGATCACGACCAAGAGTGGGCCGCTGCACCTGCGCTCCGGTACGGGCACGAATTACCGCATTTTGGGCAAGTACAAAAAGGGCCGCGAGGTCATCGTACTCAACAAAACCACATCCAGCTGGTATGAGGTGACCGCCCCGGACGGCAAGCACGGCTATATGGCTTCGCAGTATCTGACCTTTCAGCGCACGGAAACCCAGACGGTACAGACGAATGTGGGCTTCCGCAATCAGGTCATTGAGGCCCGCCAGCTGCGGGATCAGCCCTTCCGCATCTACCGCGTGGTGCCGGAACTGGATAAGGTCACGGTTTATGCCCGCCACATTTTCTACGACTTACTCGACAACATGGTAAAGTCCCTGAAGCCCTCGCCCTCTGCGGTGGGGGCTTCCGTTGTACAGAGCTTGTCGGGAGCCTGTCTCTCAAGCCATGATTTCTCGTTCTATTCCGACCTCACCAGCACTGCCGAGGACGTGGAATGGGAGAACGTCAATCCCGTGGAAGCCATGCTAGGCGAAAACGGACTGATCAGCAAGTACGGCGCGGAGCTGGCCCGCGACTGGTACGATGTGTTTCTGGTGAAGCGTGTGGGCAACGATACGGATGTTTCCATCCGGGAAAAGAAGAACCTGACCGGCATCTCCTACGACGTGGATGAAACGGATGTGGTCACCCGCATCATGCCCACCGGTGAGGACGCAGACGGGAACATCCTGTACCTGCCGGAACTCTATACTGACAGCTTGAACCTGAATGCCTATACCCACCCGAAATGGATTCATCTGCCGGTATCGGAAGCAAAGGAAGTCACGGACGGCGATGAACCGAAAAGCAAGGCGCAGTGCTACGCCGAAATGCGCAAAGCCGCGCAGGCTGAGTTTGACGCGGGCTGCGATCTGCCCACGGTCACGTTGAAGGTGGATTTTATTAACTGCTCGGATGCGGAGGAGTACAAGCAATACGCCGCGCTCACCGACATTTTTCTCGGCGACAGCGTGCGCGTCATTGCCCGGCGCATTGGTGTGGAAGTATCCATGCGCATGACGCAGTACACTTACGACTGCCTGACCAGGAAGTACACCTCTGTCACGCTGGGCACGGCGGCGGACACACTGGAGGGCAGCATGATCTCTTCCCGCCAGCTGCCGTCCGGTGTGGTCTCCGGCAGCAAGCTGGCCATCAATTCGGTGGGCGCGGGACAGCTGCAATCCGGCTCGGTGGGCAGTTTGCAGGTGAAGATGGCGGCAATCCAGACCGCGCACATTCAGGATGCGGCCATTACCAAGGCAAAAATCGCCGAGGCCACCATCGGTGAACTGAACGCCACGGCCATTACGGCGATCTCCGCAAAGATACAGGAGCTTGCCGCGAAAAACATCACCACAGATAAGCTCTATGCTGCACTGGCGACCATCGCGGTGGCGCAGATTACCGCCGCCAATATTGAAAAGGCCAACATCAACTGGGCGGACATCGGCGAACTGGCCGCGCAGATTGCGACCATCGCACAGGCGCAGATCACCACCGCCAACATCAACAGCGCCAATATTGACTGGGCCAGCATCGCCAACCTGAACGCCGAGATCGCGAAAATCGCCAAAGCCCAGATCACCGCCGCGAATATTGAAAGCGCCGCCATTGACTGGGCGGCCATCAAAGACCTGAATGCCGCCGTGGCAAAAATTGCGCTGGCGCAGCTGACCACGGCCAACATCAACAATGCGGAAATTGACTGGGCTTCCATCGGGCAGCTGCAGGCGGATATCGCAAAGCTGGTTAATGCCAGCATTCAGACCGCCGACATCGACTGGGCGCGGATCAAAGACCTGACAGCAGGCACAGCCATCATTGAAAAGGGCGTAAACGGCAAACTGTATGTGGCCGACCTTGCGGTGACGGAGGCGAATATGGCAAGCCTTACCGTGGGCGAGCTCATCGTCAAGGGCGCGGATGGCTGCTTTTACGCGCTGTCCATTGCCGAGGATGGTACGGTAACCACCGAGAAAAAGAGCGTCGGCGATGCGGACATCAGTGATAATTCCGTTTCGGGCGGAAAGCTTATCGAGAAAACCATTACCGCCCGCGAACTCAACGTTGCGTCCATCTTTGCTGATGAGGCGCTGGTGGGTGCGATCACCGCCGCCAACATCGATGTATCCAGCCTGTTCGCCGCCGAAGCGTTTATTGCACAGCTGAACGCCGTAGACATTTCGGGCAACGAATCCCTGCGGCTGGTGGTAGACGCGGCGAAGGACGAAGCGCTGGATGCGACTGGCGAGGCCGTTGCCCAAATCGCTCTGACAGCGGAGCAGATTCGCAGCGAAGTGAAGCGGGATTACGCGACTGCCGATCAGGTCAGCCAGATGAACGAAACGCTCTCTACGTTGGCCGAGCAGTCCGAAAACAACTTCACCTGGACGGTGACCAAGGTCAACGAGATCATCGAGGACGCTGCCGCCAGCGGCAGCCTGACGCGGGAGCAGCTGAACCTGATTCACACCTATATGCGCTTCGGTGAGGATGGCCTGACCATCGGCAAAGCGGGCAACCCCTTGACCTTCCGCGTGGTCAACGACCGGCTGGCGTTCTATATGAACGATACCGAGGTGGCCTATCTCAGCGACAACAAATTGTACGTCACGCAGGCGGAGATTCTCGCGCGGCTGCAGATCGGCAAATTCGCCTATGAACCGCAGTCCAACGGCAATCTGTCCGTGATCTACACGGGGTAAGGAGGAGCAATGGCAACCACAGTTTCCTACAGCGCGTCCATGCGCACGCGCAAGACGAATTCGGCCAGCAACGCGAAAAGCTCCGCCGCCAGTCAGGAATACTACGAGAATACCTACAATTACGTCGGCATCGTGCATTTCGCGGGAATGGCGCTGAGCGGCAAGGTCATCACGGGGATTTCCCTGCGCGTTGTGGCGGCGCAGGCGGGCTACGGCACCGGCCATACCAAAACCGTGTATGTGCGGAAATCCAATTACCAGTCTGCGTCCCAGTCGGGTATCACAGGTTTGGGGTATTGCGGTGATGCACTGGGCACATTCACCGGCGCGTTCTATGGCAACACCAGCACCTATACCCTCAGCGGCGAACTGCTGAACAATCTGGCGGCGTACATCGCGGCGGGCAACAATACCATCTGTCTGTATAACCCCAGCCCGGTCAAAAGCTCACAGGGATATTCTACGAACTACCTGCAGTGGTCGGAATGTACTATCACGGTGACGTATGAGGAAGCCGCGTCGAAGCCGACGCTGAATAAGTACTCGCTGGCTATGGGCACGGCGGTGACCATCTATACGAACCGGCAGAGCAGCATTGCTACGCACACTGTAAGGTATTCCTTCTTTTCCGAAAGCGGGCTGATCGCTGTGGGTGTTGAGGGTGAATGCGCGTGGACGCCGCCCGTTTCGCTGGCCGCGCAGGTTCCGAACGCGACCTCCGGCTGGGGAACGATTCTGTGCGATACCTACGTCAACGGCAGTCTCGTTTCGACCAATACCTGCGCTTTTCAGCTGACGGTACCTGCGTCGGTGGTGCCGTCTATTTCCAATGTGGCGTTTTCAGAAGCGACTTCCGGCGTTGCCGACCGCTTCGGCGGCTATGTGCGAACGCGGAGCAAGCTGTCGGTCATCATCACGGCGGCGGGTACACAGGGCAGCAGCATTTCGGCCTATCGAACGAGCATCGACAACGTGACTTATGCAGGCGCGTCTTTCACGACGAACACGCTGATTACGGCGGGCAGTCTGACCATGACAGTCACCGTCACCGACTCTCGCGGACGCACGGCCAGCACGACCCGAACCGTCATTGTGCTGGATTACTCGCCGCCGTCGCTTTCACAGTTTACCGCCGAGCGCTGCAATGCAGATGGTACTGCCGCCCAGACGGATGGCACGAAAGTACGTATTTCAGCGAAGGCTAGCGGCTCGTCTGTGGGCGGTAAGAACACGCTGGCCTGCACGGTGTACTACAAGCTGTCCAGCGCCGAATCGTGGGTTTCCGCTGTGACGCTCACGCCCAGCAATTACGCCATCTCCGAAACCAACCGGCTGATGTCTCCGACCTTTGACGCGCTGAGCAGCTACGACATCAAGATCCGCGTGCAGGATGTGTTCTACTACATCGAGCAGACGGTATCCATCGGCACGAAGCAGGTCATGATGGATTTCTACAAAGACGGCTCCGGCGTCGCCTTCGGCAAGGTCGCGGAGAATGCTGGCAAGGTAGAATTCGGCTGGCCGCTGATGCTTTCCGAGCCGCTGGGCGTGGATCAGGGCGGCACCGGTGCTGAAACTGCGTCCGCCGCCTGCACGAAGCTGGGCGCGGTCAAAAAGGCCGGTGACACCATGACCGGCAACCTTGCCATTTCAGGCTATCTGTACCCGTCGCTGTACCTGCTGCCCGCCTACAACAGCACCACCAACCGCACGGTTTTTGAGGGAAGCTACATCGGTGCTTCTTCCTTTTCCTCGTGGGAGGACGGCACAGGCAACAACCGCCGAATGCTCGAAGTGCGCAATGCTGCGTATCAGGCAAGTCTGGATTTCGCGGTGCTGCTGCGCACCTGCACGGGCGGCACATGGGCTTCCTACCGCCTGTTTCATGCGGGCATGGCTACGCCCATTCCGCTGGCCAACGGCGGCACAGGCGCTTCATCCGCTAAGGCTGCGTTGTCCAATCTCGGAATCTTCTATTCCGCGTCGCTTCCCAGCAGCGGTACGGACGGACAGATCTGCCTTGTGCCGGTCTGATGAGGTGACGCTATGGGCACATTTTCGGCAACGGCCAACAGCAGCTCAACGATTGGCTACGCGCAATATGGCTCCTCCTCATGGAGCACGGGCAGCAGCAGCGGCGCGTGTCAGGGGGCGTATCAGGGCACGACGGCGGCCAAATCCCGCGTGGGCGTGATGGTTTTCAGCGGCGCGGGCGCGGCGCTCAAGGGAAAGCTCATTCAGAGCATTACCCTGACGATCACGTCCTCCGGCGCGGGCTCCGGCTCGTCCTCCAAGAAGCTGACCTTCTGTCAGGCCAACTACCAGAGCCTGAACACCGGCGTTCGTGGCTCCGCACAGGTGGGGGCGACGATGGGCACGCTGACTGGCAAATTCTATTCGAATACCGTCACACATACGCTGAATGCTTCCAGCAACGCCGCGCTGTTTGCGGCGATGAAGGCATACTTCGAGGCTGGAAACTCTGTGCTGGTGCTGTACAACGGCGAAACCTCGTCCAGCAGCGGCTATTCCAGCAACTACGCCCGCGTCACGAGTTGCACAATTTCAGTAACCTACATCGACGCGGTGGTCTGGTACCGGGACGGCGGCACATGGCGGCAATGCACGGTCTGGTACCGGCTGAACGGCGCATGGGCGCAGGTGGTTCCCTACTACAATTCAGGCGGCGCATGGGTGCGCGTCTGAGGGAGGTGATGTTTTTTGAAAGAAATGTTTGAACAGGTCATTCAACTGGGCAACTACGACCTGAAAACTCTGCTGGATCGCATTGACCAGTATCACATCGAGGGACGGCTGACGGATGAGGAAAGGCTCGATCTGATCATGCAGGCGCGCAAGGGCGCGGAGCCGGAATATGACTATGCCGGGGAGATCAATGCCCTGTGGGCAGCGGTTCGTGCGCTGCAGCAGAACGTTTCGCCGCCCGCCGAAGAGGACGAATGGCCCGAATTCGTACAGGCCACTGGCGCGGGTACGGCGTATCAGGTGGGCGACAAGATTACCTTCCGAGGTGAAAAGTATATCTGCGTTCTGGCCCACTGCGTATGGAGCCCAGCAGATTATCCCGCCGGATGGCAGAAACAGGCATAAGCGGTCGCTGAAATGGCGGCTGTTTTTTAATGCAATCAAACAAACGGAGGATTACTGAAATGAGAAACTTTTCCATTGACATCGTTTGGGCAAAGATTCAAATGGCCGTCGCGGCGATTGGCGGCTGGCTGGGCTACTTTCTGGGAGGCATGGACGGATTGATGATTGCGCTGATCGTTTTCATGGTGCTCGACTACATCACCGGCCTGATGTGCGCTGTAATCGACAAGAAGTTGTCCAGCGCCGTGGGCTTCAAGGGCATCTGCAAGAAGGTGCTGATCCTGATGCTGGTGGGCGTGGCCAACGTGGTGGATATTCACATCGTGGGCACCGGCTCCGCCCTGCGCAGCGCTGTGATCTGCTTTTACCTGTCCAACGAGGGCCTGTCCCTACTGGAGAACGCGGCCCATATCGGCCTGCCCATTCCCGACAAGATGAAGGACGTGCTCGCGCAACTGCATGGACGCGAGGAAAAAGACAATACCGACACGGGCGACGGCGAGTGA